GGATGGACTAGATTTTTTACTGTTTGTTTATATTTAGCTAAAGATTTGTCAGATTTTATAACATAAGAGAATGGTTGATAATAATCCCTGTCTTCAAGAAAATTATATGAACTAATGTGACCATCATCGTTTAAGTATCTACCAGGATATGCATAAATGCCTTCCACTATTACTGCATTTGCATTTGCTTTACCATCACCAGATTGAGATAAATCAATAATAGGAGCAGTAATATATCCTGAACCAGTATCTGTTATTATTATTTCTTCAATAGAACCAAGAACAGATTGTGCAGATATCATTGAAGCACCGCCACCTAAAATTGCAGTAACAATAATATTTGCTCCATTGCCTGTTGATGATATCACATTAGCTTTTGGTAGTTTTTCTTGTGCATATCCTGCTCCACCAGTTATTTGCCCAGGAACATTTATAAATTCAACTTCAGTTATTCCACCAGAAATGTTGACATTTTTAACATTTCCTGCTGCACCAAATCCATATGTACCAATTTGATTAATAAATTCTATTTTATCGCCAGGTATGTATCCAAGCCCTCTTGATTTTATTTCCATTCTTCCTAATATGCCAAGAGAAAAGATTGAGGTGTTTGGAATAATTGATAATTCAGGTGTTGAAATATAGTTATTGCCCGAGTTTATCACATAGATTTGTGATGCTGGACCTGTATTGGCATATTTCCAGAATTGCCCAGCATTTACTATTGAAGTATTAACATTAGATGAATTAAGATTACTATAAATCAAATTTCCTATTTGTGTATTAGATTCAAGAGATATTGTACTAAACATGATATTATATGAGTTTGGATGATATGCACCTGTTTTAATTACATCTGAAACAATAGCATTAGCGCCTGATCCTAAATCATTTAAATCAGTTACTGTTATGTTTAATAGATCGCTCACTCTATATCCAGCACCGCCATTTATAACTGAGATAGCAGCAATATTGCCAGAAGCAACTTTACTTATTTCTGCTTTTGCTCCTGATCCAGTATTGCTTGAAAAAATAACAGGATCACCAATTTTATAACCTGAACCACCATTCGTAACAACTATAGCTGATAATCTACCACTATAAATGTTTGCTGTTATGCTTTTAGTATCTTCAACATCATCAAATAAAGTGAATACTGTTTCTCCGTTTCTGAATGTTTCATCTATGTTTGATAGATAAAGTTCATCTACACGATATCCTTTTTCATAAAATCTCTCAACACGCTCTACAGTAGCAGTTGCATTTGATGTATTACCTTTAATTTTTGTATTAATAAATTTTTCAAGATCATAAAATGTATTGTCGGAAGCTACAACTGTACCATCAAGTTTTTTAACAGTCACATCTTTAATTCTTAGTGTCTTTTGAACAAACCATTTTCCATCTGAAACTTTGAGGATGTCTTGTTTAGGATAATAAAGATCAATTTCTTTATTATACAATATGCGCATAAGAAATCTAATTGCTTTTTCGGTTCCTTTTGCACGATAAAAATCTTTAACGTGTTTGAGTATTAATTTCTTATCTGCAATAATATCTTTTGGTATGTACTTTAGAAATGTGCTATATAACAATTCGGCATATTGATCTTCAGTTAAATCGATATCTTGATAAGTCTTAACATTTTTTATTTTATTGACAACTTTATTTTCCTGTTCAGTATATTGATAATACTTTTCAAGGAAAGTAACAAAATTCTGATGATCATTTCTAACGAAAAATGGTACTTGAGAATTGATAAGTGTGCTTATTTTATTGTTTGAAATCATTAATCAGTGACCATTTGTAATTGTACTGAGTTAGGATCATTTTCATCAATACTAACAATTCTATTTCTCAATGGTGTTATAATTTCATTTGCAGGAAGAACGTTTAATGTTAGATAATTAGCACGATAAAATTCATTGAGTGTTACACCATTAATTCTTGTGCTATTCAATATTATGAGCCCTGAATCATAATCTATAGTACCAAAATTATCATTAAGTATTATTTTTTTTCTATCTGTTGTATAATAGTATGATCTTAATGTTCCTATCTTTGTTTGTAATTTAGCTGTTGCGGATGCGCCATAACCAACGTCATCTGTAATAAGAACAGTTGCTGTGGAATAATTAGTACCAGAATTTGTTATTTTAATTGCAGTTATTCTTCCACCCGTCAATACTGCCTCAGCAGTAGCACCATTACCATCACCAATTATTTCAACTTTTGGAATAGATACATAATTTTGACCGGATGATAATATTTGAATTGAATCGATACCTGTCAATACTTCTGGAACTTCTTCAATTAGAGTATTTCTTAATGTTCCCGTTGTATCATATGTTTGAAAATCAGGATAACTTGTAAGTTTGTTTATATCAATAACACTCTTTTGAAGTGGTAAATTATAATTGATTGTATATTTTCTTCTATTAACAGTATCAATTTTAACACGCTTTTGTAATACAATATGTATATCTGACCCTGTTATTGATTGATCAGAATTTAAAATATAATTTTGTAAATCTGCTGTTCTAAAAGTAGAATTAAAATTAGATAGCTTTTCGGATGCATAATCGTATATTGAAGCTTTAACACGAGAAAGTAAATCATTAGTTGATAAATCTGTCAAATCAGAATTATATCTAACTTTACCTTTAACGAGAATGTATACATAATCAGCATCAATAATTTCTGGTGTCACTGTTAATACATTTCGTGTTTCAATCAGTTTATTTTTGATATTTTCTTTTTCAAAATTTGTTAATTCAAAATTACCTTTTGTTTTGATTGAAATAAAAACTTTACCATAAATAACTGGATCATTTTCTTCACCACCCCACACAGAAACAGCTTCAATATTATTAAAATCTTTTACTAATAGATTCTCATAATCATTTTTTGTTACTGCTCGATTCTGTGTGGTATAGAAATAAGGTGCTCTAAATCTAACATTTTCAATGCTTTCTTTATCAATACCACCATATGAAGATACTACAGATGATATTCTAACATTATCATTATACTTATTTCCTATACTTCCTGTAGGGAAAAATCCAGTTATATTGTTTGATTGTGCTCCCACATTATCTAGATATGTACAAATGATAATATTACCATCTTTTGGTCTTTTACCTAGAACATCATCTCCAAAATATAATGTGTAATTTAGATTCTCATTTTCTTCAATAAAATAAACTCTTGAATTTTGTGTTAGTTCTGTAATATCACTAGCAAGTGTATATACTTTTGTATCTGTATTAGAGTTTGATTCTTGTACTTTTACTGAAATTGTTGTTGTATCAACATTTGCTGATTGAATTTCATATCTTCTTTGATCATTAGTTGAATCTGCCACAAACTGGAATGTTACAACTTCACCTTGTTTAATATACACATTTGAAAATAGAAATGAACCAGCTTGTTTTGTTGCTGTATTAGAATATAAAGTTACAAATGGATAATTTACACCATTCTTATCAAACCCAAGAAATCTAGTATATTTTTCTAGTGTAAGAGAGCTTGCTCCTTGATCTTCTGCATTTGATGGTGTTACTCTTATATTAACTTTTGATAATGCTCCTTGTTGACTAGCAGGAACATAATTTATAGCTTTAGCGTGTGAAAGAACAGAGGCACGAATCTGTGCAGTATCCAAAAACATCTCATTACCAACCATATTGAGATAATAACCCATATAGTGTGTATTATAGGCAAGAATGTCTATTAGAACAGACATACCAGAACCATCAAAATCAAAGTCTTGAAATTCGGTTTGACTTCTAAGGAAATTCTTTAGGTTTTCTCTAATAGAATTAAAATCTAGTTCTGTAATTCTTAGCGCTGCTGGTTCTACTGCCATTTACCTCAATCTTTCCAGAAATAGTGTTATAATTGTTGGTGCTCCAGTATTTACCGGAGCAAATGAAATACGCACATCATAACCATTATTATCAATATTAACAGATACCATAACACCATCAGTTTCATCTTGTGTAAGTCTTACTCTTGGTTCATAGTTAGTTATAACTTCTATGATAGCATCTTTAAGAAATGTTGCAGTAAAAGGATTGATATTATCAAAAAGAATTCTTTGTGCATTTGATCCGATATATGATCTAAACTTTCTATCATAAAAATTTGTTAATATTAGATTCCTTACTGATCTCTTAAGAGCATCAACACCAGTTTTTTTGACAACATCTTTAGTTGTCGGATGTGCTATGAAATCCAAATCTAAGTCGGAATAATCAAATTTTCTTGTTACTTTTTGTACTTGTGCCATTGTTGGTTATTTAGTTATTATTTAAGACTAGGCTGTATATGATTGTTTTCCTGCTTTGTGTGCTTGAGGTGGTGGAACATGAACACCAGTGCAATTTAAATATATATTACCACCATCCATGACGTACGTTGCTCCTCCTGCGGAAGCCAAATGCATTGTTTTTCCTTGTAGTGAAACGGCGTTTTTTGCAAGCGCTGTTATTGCTCCGCCCGATCCCATTGCTACTGATCCTGTTTCACCGCCTGAGCCTGGGACGGCACCAAGGTTTAAATTGCCCCCTGCCGCAGCAATAGTTGTCGGACCATTAGTAGTCTTCATAACCATTCCCCCTTCGGCTAAAAAAGCGCTGTTTTGTGCTGAAACATTAAATCCACCAGGTGTACTAAATGCATATGACTTTGCAGATGATGTCGTTGGTCCATTTACTGTATTTTCTTGTTGTTCTCCAACAGTTGTTCTTTCGCTTCCATCTACTCGATTACTATAATCACCAACAGTCCTTGAATCGTTTGCTCCTGATGTATATGAAACATTTTTACCGTATGTAATGTTTTCTCTATTTTTTACAGCAACGGTTTTATATAATCCTTCAGGATCAATCATATCACCAGTGCCCGTCCGGTGTTGCTCCTTCATAAACTCATTGCCCGCAGTCTGATTATAGTAATGATATGTACTACCATCTCTACCCTGCCATCCATGATAGTTTGGATAATCAACTGGACCCCTTGAAGGATCATCAGATTCGTTATGAAATGGTGGTGTTGTTTTTGTAGGTACTTCTTGTACCATAATTTATGCTCCTTTTAACAATTCCAAGAATGGATATTCCTTTGAATCACTGTTTTTTTGTATATAATCAACATATTTTTGTGCGTCTTCTAAAATTCTAGATTGTGCTTGTACTCTTCCTACATCTCCGATACGATTATACATCTGTGCTAATGTTTGTGCCGAATCACCAAACATACCACCCGCACCCGCTTTAGTTGAGTTCATTAAACTTATCAGAGATTGCATTGCTTGTTGCATTTTTTTTGTTGAATCTTTATTTGGTCTTATATTTCCATTAGCATCCATAGTCATTGTCATATTGCCGTATGGAGTATTAGTCTCATATTCAAAAACCGGTTCATATATTAACATATTTGCATCTTTAAATTCTTGTTCTATTTTAGGCACTACTGTTATTACGTTTGATTTTAAATCTGTAGTTTGAACAATATATGTTTTGTTATTTATGTTGACACTATTACCAACATCAAAATGTATAATAGATTTATCTGCTATATCCGATAGAAATACTTTTGATATACTATTTGTATTATTACTTGATTCTGATGTTGCTTTGAGCCCACTGTTTGATAGCTTTGAATATGTTTCGTATCCTCTAATTGATTTATCATTCTGGAGTCTACCTATAACAGTAAGCAAGTCACTCAAATTTGTAACTTGTGATAGTAGCGTAATCATATTTTCAGTATAAATTTCTGGATGTATTCTTTCTGTTGTGACATTATATAAATCACGATCAATTTCAGTGAGCAAAAACATTATGCTTTCTAATGCACTAGCAACTTCAGCTGGCATATTTTTAATCGCTGATTGTTTTTGATTCTCAGTCAAATTATTAAACACATTTTTGACATTGAGATTTTTTCCGGGCATATTAGATATAGCATTTAATCCTGGTATACTAGCAAAATTTTGAATTGCAGTTGGTATGTTCTTCAATTCTGGAATGTTTTGGCCAAGCATTTGGCTCCATGCTGCATGTGTCGCAATGTCTTTTGTCAAGCTATGGGACCATTCTATTCCTTTTTCTATAGCCTCATATACTTCAACACCATTTTCTATTTTTTTTACTAAATTTGGTTTTGGGTTTTTTCCACTTTTTTTCTCATTAGCTTCTTCTCTTGTTCGTTTTCCGGGCGAATCATTACCTGATACATTTTTACCACTATTGATTTGATTGGGCATGCCAGTAGAGGTACGGGCGGATGGATCACCCATATTAAATGATGTGACAACGATAGTTCCTGGTTCTGGTGCAGCTGTGAATTTTTCTAATGCTTCTTGATTAGCGGGTCCTTCTGTACCAACAAACGGTAAATTTTCTATAGGAATATCATCTGGATGTCTTAGTGGATCAAAAACCTTGAGCAATGTTAATTGTAAAGGATCAGGATCATTTTTATCGCCGCCTACAACAACATTGTATGCTTTTTGACCTGGAAAATTATTGGGTAATGACATGTTTTATACTTCTCCATAACCTACAGTTTTTGACACACAGTCCATCGTAATTGTTGCTGGCTGCCCTCTTTTGATATGATGTTTTAAACTTACTATTAAGTAATCTCCTGATCCATAGTTTAGTTGCATTGGATCTTGTTTATTAGGAAGATTTAATCTAATCATTTTACCTGCATTTAAGAATGGAACCCAAGGTACCATTATTCTCAATGCAATCTTATCTTGTTCTAATAGCCCCATTCTTGCTTGTCTTTTATGAACATATAAATGAGCATAATCTGGGCATGCATTTTGTTGTTCTGCTGATCCCACGTTTGACGAACCCAATTTAGGTAATCCACTTCCTATACCACAACCAAATGTATTGCTTCCAAATTTATTAAACATTGCCATGATTGGATTAAATGAAAAAAAGGTATTATTATTTTTACCATTATAACCAACACCAT